ATGGATATTCAACTAATTGACGAGTTGTAGTAGTAGTACCTTCTACAGGTACTTCAGCAGGTGAGCGTTCTATGTTTTGTTCTACAACTATCTTTCCAATACCAGTACCATAGATAGCACTATTGATAAAGACTTCACATATAGCATCTTTACAACCTGTTTTCTCTAAATCTTCTTGTAGGAGATTACGTACATACTCAGCATCCTGTGGATTCTCATCAAGCATGTCATCTTGTATGTCAAACCACTTACCTCTACCAAATGTAGCTTCTTCCAACTCAGCAACTGATGATTCAACTGCTTGTTGTAGAGCTGGGGATATGATTCTAGACTTTTCAGAGCTTCTAGTCCTGTCTTCCTGTAACCAGATGCCTCTCCAGAGACGATAATACTCATCCCACTTAGTTACATAGTTAGTATCTCTATGAGTCCTCCAACTTTCTAGCCTGTAATTAAGCCATCCAGCTAGTGCTTGGTATTTAGTTTCTTTATTTTCAAACATTAAGTATAATTCCCCATATACTCATCTATATCTTCTTGATAAATCATCATATCTCTATTAACAATACCTCTATCATCCATTTCATCCCCTATACTATTTAATGCTTTCATTGCTCTATCATACTCGACATCAAGTTCTTGAGAATTAAAGGGATAGTCAGATTCTGGGAGATTTTCAAATTCATTTCTATCTACTAGTAATCTTTCTTCTATACTTTCAACTTTTTCCGTGGCTTCATCGTAAGCTTTTTTAAGTTCTCCATCGGACATTGCTTTATAATTTACTTTATCGTGATAACCCGCAGCACGCATCTCTGCTCCCTCTCTTCCAGTAAAGCCAACATCTTCAAGAGTAACAAGACTTCCATCTTTTCCTCGATTACCTTGTAATCCTCGATTTTTAGCTGCTTTTCTAGCTGCGGCTGCAGCTGCTCTGGATAATGCCATGAAAGTTCCTTAGAAGAAAGAATATAAGCGCTGAGTATAGCACACTTTAGGTAGTTGTGTACAACTATTTGTTAAATTACCTAGTATCCTGCAATTTCATCCATAGGTTTCCAATCTTCATCCAAATCTATGGAGTATGCGAAGTCTGAAATTGATACTTGGTCTATATAGGCAAGGCTATCTAGTAAGTCATCATGTGAAAGGTGATTAGGGAAGTCAAGCATCTGAGATGTAAAGGCTTTCCAGTCTCTATCTTCATTAAAACTTATCTGTCCATGCTCCATCCTACCTTGTAAAGACCAAGTTATACGCTCAGTCTTCTTTTTACCACCATGTCGTACTTCATCTATATGTACAAACCTATTCTCAGTCCTCATTTCATCTTCTAGGTAAGGCATAATAGCATTTTTTAAAGAACCTGTCTCTATACCTACAGTTGTAGCTTCATTTACTTCAGCAGCTTTAAGAATCTTCTTAGCAGTTTCTTTAATTCCCCATCTACCATGTAGAATATCTTTAACCCACCACTTATCTCTATCTATTTTAACAATAGCTATAGCTGTTTCATCTAATTTAGAACCTTTTAGTCCTCTTTCCTTCTCTACAGCTTCAAATCCAGCAGGGTCTACTGCAATTACAAAGTTTCCTTCCTCTGGTTCCTTACCTGTAATAAACCATTCCTCTTTAAAGATACCTCCAGAGAAAGTTTCAAAGGATGCTTCAAATTCTTGTCTAAAAGCCATAGATGACATAGACTTTTTAGCAGCTTCAACTTCTTCTTCGTCAATATAAGGGTTATCTATAGAGGTATAAGAGAAAGTTTCCCAGTTATCATCTTTCTTAGCTTCTGTATATAAGTCATAGAAGTGATTTTTACCTGCTGGTGTACCTATAAAGAGAGCTTCGCCTTTAACATCAGCTAGAGTAGGTCTTAAAATCTGTTCCCATACTATAGGTTTCATAGAAGCGTACTCATCGAGTACAACATAGGCTAAACCTACACCACGTAGGGTATCTGGTCTATCAGAACCCTTTAAGAATATCTTTCTACCATTGATTAAAGTAAGCCTAGCTGTGTTTTCGTAGGCATCCTTTATAACATCAGCTCCTAGCTCTTTCAACATACTCCACATAATATCTTTGGATTGCTGAAACGTAGGACCAACATAAAATACATCTTTACTTGTTGATTGTAAAGCTTTAATTAGTAATATCCAAGCAGCTAATCTGGATTTACCAAATCTTCTACCTGCTGATACTACTTTAAATCTAGCTGTGGAATTAAATATCTCTAATTGAGCTGGGTGTAACTCTACATTAATTTCTGCCATTCCAACCTTTCTGAACGAGTAGCATAATTCTTAAATACCTTCTCTTTTATTAAATAAAGAGACTTCCCTTTATAATCTCCTTGTATAGGCGGAAACTCTATAGACTCTATACTATTATCTTTTATACAATCTTTTATATGCTCTGGTTTTATCCAGTAAAGATTACACTTAGTAATATACACCCACCAAGCAGCTTTAGTAGTTTCAATACCTGAAGGCTTACCTCCATAACTATCTTCTATAACTACATTACCTGTCTTATGAGAAGCTCTATCACTCTTAACTTCTATTCCTACTTCTTTCTCTGGAATAAATATATCCCATTCTTTACAATAACCTTCTACTTTATAAGCTTTAGGATATTTAATCTTAACTTTCTTTAAAACAAAGAGTTCATTCTCTTCACCAAAAGCTAAATCACTATGGAAGCTCATCTAATACCTCAGCTACTACAGCATCTTCAGATTTACTTCTGACTTGCTTAGGTTTGTTCTTTTTAGCTTGTTCTTTGATTTGTTCTGTAGGGATTACATTGATAATAATACCACCATCATCTTTCTTATGGTTTATCTCAACAGCTTTAGTTTGAGGTACTATTCTATCTATACACATCTTTAAACAATGAACGTCACCCTTTAAAGCTCTGTCTATAATAACTTGAACTATCTCAGGTCCACGCTCTGTAAGCATTTCTCTAGATAGTATAGTCCACTTATTCATACTACCCTTAGGTCTTCCGTTAGGATTTAAAGGAGCCATTCCTTTATACAACGCAGGGTTACCTTTGTTATTCTTTCTCTTATCCATAGTTAATTACTTTAGTAAAAAAGTAAAGTATAACATAAGAGGAGAACATGATGATTATTATTAAAGAAATAATAAAAGAGAAGCTTGGTACTTAAGTAGACTTAAGTTGTACGCATGTTAGAGATTTTAAAACAATCTTAATGATAATCATAATGTCTGTTTAAAGCTGTTCTAGGCGAAGCGTGTTAAACTTAAGTAGCAAACTTGGTAATAGTTTAGCATACTTTTCCCCTTTTGTAAACTAATAGTAGCAAATCTATTAACAAATACTTTTTACTAGACCTCTGTAGACTGAAATCACCTCTCATCTGAGATTGATTGTTTATATATTGGTATGACTTAACCAATAGGCTCCCCCTATGGGTAAGTAGACCGTTGTTAGATTGATGTGGACTCAGGTCTGACTACAGTCCTCAAGAGTTGATGTATATATGAGTGTGATAGTCACTATAAGGTGATGAATCTATTAATTTATTTAAAACACTTCATGTCAATATAGAAAATCCAAAGACTCCCTATACAAAGTTAGAGTAATAGTTACTTAGGTTCTCAATAGGAATTTCTTGATGTCTTAGCTTACACCCTATAACCTATGCTTGCTTACGCTATAGTTTGTAACAACTCATGTAATCAAGGTAGCTGCATCTTTAGTTCTATTGGTATTCAACTTAACATTCTAAATCGAGATAACCTCTTTATCTTTTGAAGTGGGTTAACAATGATACATCTACCTCTATAATCCTCTTTAAGTATTCCTATATTCAGCTATATTTCTAGCAACGCATCCCTTTAACTATATCTTAATATCATTAGTAAAGCTTAAGTACATTAGCCTTTTAAAACTAATTGTAATAATCGGAGTAGCCTTGAGTTGAGTAAGCTATATCGTTTACTATTCTCTAAGATTCAGAGGCAGTGAAAGAATAGACTACAACATAAGTATCCACTAAGGTTTATTTGTAGATTGTTTAATATTTTTCTAGAGTCCATTTAGTACTCAAGATTAAGTTCATGGAGGACTATAAATCAATCTATAGCTTATGTAAACCCGTTAGGTAGACCAACGCTCATCACCTATGTTGTAGCAAGCTTAACATAGGTTCTTCTCTTGGTCTATCTAGGGTTGACATAAGCTATAGATTGATAGTCCTTCACCATGTACTTAATCTTGAGTACGAAATGGAGAAAAATATGAAACAATCTAAAAATAAACCAAGTGTCACTAATGTTGTAGTCAATTCAATCACAGCTCTTAATCTTGAGAATAGTAACGATATAGCTTACTCAACTCAAGGCAGAGTTTTAAAAGGAATGTGCTATAGCTTTACTAATGATTTAAGATATGTTAAAGGAATACATCGCCAGAAATTTGCTGAATATGGAATACTTAAAGAGGATTCTAGAGGTGATGAATCTACTGCTAACTCACTTCAAAAGCTAAAGGGTTATCTTAACGATTTAGAATCTCAAGCTGAAGACTTAATAGAACTTAAAGAGGCTGCTTACCTCGCTCACTATGAGTTGTTTGATACAAACTATAGCGTACCAATCAAAGGTTCTAGTATGCAAGCTACTCGTCAAGAAATAGATTCCGATTGGGAACCTAAGCAACTTTAACTCTAACTAAGTATAGGGAGTCTTCGGATTCCCTATATTTTTATTCATGTCTTATGACTATCACACTCATTAATTTATATTAAGGATAAAGGTGATAAAGAAGATTAGACTGGGCATAAACTAAGGAGAATGTAATGACTATAGATGAAATTATAAATGATGAAACTAATCATCAAGAAGAACCTATGACTGATGTTGAAACACAACAAGTTGTAGCTAGACATTTTAATACTGATGAGGAGTATGACAATGGATAATGAATACTACACCATCACAGTACATGGAGTTAAGCTTAATATAGAAGGTCGCTTAGCTTGGAGTAAAGATAAAGCTATAGAAATAGCACAACAATTCTTAAACTATGGCTTTCATTTAATAGAGATTAGACATAACGCTTCTCAAAAGATAGAAGTCTTATGGACAGTCAGAGATAAGGAGTAAGCTATGCAATTTAGAGATGAATGGGGTGAACTAGAACATCCTGAAAAGAATACTAGATTCTTAGAGAAAGATACTATCCATGAGG